CATAGGTGAGTGTATCATCTCGCTGGTGTTTTATGTAATTATTAAGTTTATTGAATTCGGCTTTAGAGTACGAGTCTAAAATTTCTGAATCATAAAAGCCGAGCTCTACATTCTTTTTTACAAGATCATGAAGATGCCACGGTTCATACTGTCCATACACCATTTTACGAAGATGATAGTTAATTAATCTACCAGCAACCCATTGATAGTTAGGAGATTCTTCTGATATAAGATCAGCTGCAGATTTAATAAGTGTTTCTTGTACATCAGCTGATTTAATACCATCAAAGAATTGAATTTGTGAATGAATTTCTACCTCACTTGCACTAACACCATTAATTCCTTCACAAGCAAAAGTTACTACCTTATGTAATTTTTCAATATCGAGAGGTTCACGAGTACCATCACGTTTAATTACTTCTGTCATATTATTTCCTTTATTGTATCGAACTAATATTATCTTCTTTAACAATAGATATTTTATCTATTAGTGGGTGAGTAAAGTCATGAGAGATTAAAAATACATTCAAATTATTCTCATTCTGCAGTACTTCAACTAACTTTTCTTTTCCTTCATCATCTAATACTCCAGTTATTTCATCAAGAAATAATAGATTTACACTACTGCCACCAAGTTTTGAAAGCAGTGAACGAATTGCTAAAAGAATTGAGGTTTGAATTCGAGAGAATTCTCCGCCAGATACAGTCTCAATCGGGGTTGAGATTCCGTTATTAATTACCGATATATTTAATTTTTCTTTATCAAGTTTAAACTCAACTTGAAATTGCCCATCACTTAAAACTGATAGGTATTTATTAATGGCAAGCTCTAACTCTTTAGTTAAGTTTTCTAACTTAAAAGCTACAATACCTGATGTACTAAAAGCTTTTTTCAAAATATTTAATGAATTAGCTTTATTTGATTTTGTTAATATATCATTTTTTACACTTTTTTGTCTAAAAGTAAAATCATTTTTTTGCTCTATTAGTGCTTCCCTTTTAGCGTTATTGATTCCAGCTTGTTCATTATGTTGTTGTGCTTCAGAAACTGCCGCAGAGATAGTTTTCCACTTCTGTTTGAGGTCTTGAATATTTGTTTCAATGTCTCCCACATTAGGGTAATTTTTTGAAACAGAATTATCAATAAGTTGTGTAAGATGCTCAAATCTTTCTATCTTGCGTTTGTTTTCATTATACTTTGTTTTTGCTGTATCAATTTTTTTGATTTCTTCACTCCACCGTGTAGCTTTTTCTAAACCAGTATTATATTGTGTAATCTCATGAGCAAGTTTATCATTCAATTCTGTTTTTAAAGTTTCCAGATGAGATGTGTCAATAGTTTGTCCACAAGAAGGACAAGTATCATTAACTTTGATTTTTGCAATATCTTCTTTTAAATTTGATTGAGTTCGTTGAGACATAATCAAATCTTGTTTTAAAGTTTGGTATTGATCCCACCACTCAAACTCTGCTGGAGCAGTTAGCCCAGCATCAAATTGAAGAGAATCACGTTCTTCAATATACATATTATTACGATCAATTTTTTTACAAGTAGATTCATAATTTTCAAGCTCTTGGTGCAGCACTCCAATTTGTTGTTGAATTGATTCATCTACTTCTGGTACTTCAACACGACGCATTTCTTCTGGGATTGATACTATATCAAGAAAGTCTTCAATAGACTTTAATTCGCCTTGAATTTTAGAAAGTTCTCTATCATTTTCTGTAGCTTTAGCTTTAATTGTTTCACCAATTGCAATATACTTTTCAAGGTTGAATAGATTGATTAAGAATTTTTTGCGGTTAGCATCAGTAGCTTTTAAGAACTCAAGTAGATCTGTTGATGACTGATAAGTTAACTGAGAGAAAACATCAAAATCTACTCCAACAATATTAGAAATTATTTTATACGTATCTAACACTTTATGATCAGAAATATCTATGTCATTTTCTAAAAGTTTAACTTTTGTTTGTGCACCAACTCGATTTACTGATACAACATAATCTTTATCGTCAGCAACAAAAGTAAGTTCTGAGCTCCAGTTCTTGTCTTTTGACCAACGATTAAGTATGTCTGATTTTTTAATTCCTTTGATGTTTTTGTTAAAAAGAGTTTCTTGAATAATCATTGCAATTGACGACTTCCCACTTCCGTTAGGAGCAGTAAGTTGTGTAATTTTTGCTTTTTGAAGATCAATTTCATTGTCTTTTCCATACGAAAACATATTAGAAAATTTCAGTTTTTTTAGCGTAATTTGACTCATTTGAATTTTTCCCAAGTTATAAAAGGTTCATAAGGTATATGACCATTGAATTCGTTTATTTTTTCTTGTATTTTTAAGTTATATGGTTGAGAAAACTCCCAACCAGTAAGTTTCTGTCTTCTTTTAAGTTCAGGATACTCTTTATAGATAAACTCACAGTTTTTATTTCCAGCAGCTGTACCATCATAATGTGCTGCATACCAGCAAAAGATAGGTTCAAGTGATGTAAAGGTAAAAAAGCGTTTTCTCACATTAATCGCATATTTTACCATATTAGGAGAATCTTCTTGCCATCCGATACCTATAGTGTCATGAAAGTCTGGATTATGACCAGAAAATATCAATATTTCATCTAACTCAATGTGATCGAATAAATGTGTTAATGCCATTTGTGAGTAAGAGCGGATAAATTGTCCACATTCTATAGCTTGTTGTATAGTTTCCGTCAAAAAACGATCAAATGTTAGTGTAACAATTTTGTATTCAACCTCTCTATCCTTACACCATTTGACTGCCCAAATAATATCTCCACTGTTAATTCGATCAAAAAGAGATAAAATTATAACACGAAACTTGATTCCTTGATTATAAAAAGCTTGAGCAGTAACTTCCGAATCTATTCCTCCACTCATTGCGATCACATAATCACCAGCGTTATGTAAATTAAATCTGACCACTAAAGATTCTAAATCATACTTAAAAGAATTACTTCTTCTGTAGTAGAGAGGAACACTAACTTTAACTCCATCAGTAATTTTACCCCAAGGATGAGTTTGAGGTCTCCACCAAGAACCATCATTATACTCCCAATAGACTCTATTACATTCTAATATCGAGACTTTTGAACTCATTCATTACATGTCCTGTGTCAGCAACCTTAATATGGTTTAGGTAGATTTCAAGCTCTTCATAGATTGTTTTGTTCTTTAGATCTAAAGTTGCATCTTCTTGTGGCTTCTCTACTACTTTTTTGTCTAACAGATCTGATCGTTCAATTTTTGACAGTTGATCAATATTACCTGTTACTTCGTATACCACATGATGGCGAGAATCTGTCTTCATCTCTTCACCAGCTTTAATTGTCCGACGAACAAGCTTAGGTAAATCTAAATCGTAGAACTCTCGTGTATAGTTGTGAGAATCTATAACCTCGTACAAATCAACTCCATACTCTCGTTTTTCGTCTCGGTCAAAAGTTGTATTAAGTGGGGAACCAGGATAGTAGCAGTTAGTGTCACCGTAACGATGATTAAAGTGTAGATCACCAAGTAACACCAAGCCCCAGCGGGAGAGATGCGAGAAATCATATTCTGGCGTAATATGTGGCGGAACTTCTCCACGTATATGAGTAACGAGTATTGCGTCCTCCTCATATGGTGGTAGATTGTCTGTTTGTACTTCCCCGTATGGAAAGAATTGAAACAGCGTTTTGTCCACACGCGCAGATCCGTTACGAGTAAATACCTGTACACTCGGATTTTTAATAGCATTTTTCTCAGTAAGGTGCTCAAAGAATGTTTCTCCTTTGCGTGTAGCTTCATGATTGCCTGGGATAATGAATGTGGGTATTGTGACTGAATTGATATAGCTTAAAAACAGTGAGATTTCATCTGGTTCTGGTTTTTTATCAAAGATGTCTCCAGCTATCACATGTACATCCACACGCTGTTCTAAAGCGATCAACTTGCGAAACATTTCACGGAACCGACTAACCTGCCAGTCATATGGAACCTTTTTCTTATGCAGATTGATGTGCCAGTCTGCTGAACATAAAATTTTTATCATAGTTTAACTCCATCTTTTGTTATTGCTGTTCCAAAAGAAAGTTCTCTTTTGTAATAAATATTATTTATAAATTGTTTTAAATCATCAACAGTATCATAAGAATTAAAAAGAATAACTGATTTATTATCATATATAAATTTTAACGGATAGGCATCTTGTTTATTGAAACTGATTGGTATATGTTTCTGTATAGTGAATAACTGTTCATCAAAAATATTTAATTCTACTAAAAAGTCTTTAATTAGGCTAAATATATGACGGAACTTATCGTCATAGTAAATTTTAGATGCAAGATGCCATAAACTGTTGTTAGCAGAAAAATTAAGTCCACAAACTGTTTCTAAATTTGCAATACCTGTTTCATACCATTGCTTATTTGTTTCAGTAAATTGATTAAAATACTTACCAAAATACTCATCTTGTTTAACTTTGAGGTATAATGTGTTATAAAACTGTTTATAAGAAATTCCTTGTGAGTGTGCAGATTGAGATACAAGATTTGTAAATCCGTAACTATGAAAAGCAATTAACCAACTACTAAAATTAATTGACTCTAAGATATCTTCGTGACTCATAGAGTTAGTAGAATACACCCACTTAAAAGTTTCATTTATATCATCTTGTGTGTTAGGAACAAAATTTTTAATTTCTCTCCACATTACCTCATCTTGTTCAGTAAGTGATAGCTCAGAGTTATTTAATCCTAATAGTCTGTAAATTTGAATTGATATTTGAGGAGATACTTCAAATAGTTTATAAAAAGTATTTTTAAACTCTTCTATCGTATCTTTTGGTAAACCTAAAATAATCTCAACTTTTAAAGTTAAACTGTTTTCAGTACAAATTCTGTGAATCTCTTGAATTTTATTTACTGCAAGATTTTTTCTTTTAATTGTTGTCAGTACTTCATCATTAAGAGATTGAAGTGATACAGTATGAAATTTTGATCCCGTAAGATTTTCTGAAAGTTTCTTTACCATTTGCACTACATGTTTATTTTGATTTTTAGCGTAAGAAGTTTCAAACCAAAGGTTTCTATTAGGATATTTTTGAGAAGTGGTAATCAATTTATCAATTATTTCTTTGTCTCTTTCAAATATACCAAAATTTGCATCAGCTAAGTAAATGCCTTGAATTTGAGGATTTGCAAATACCCAGTCAATTTCTTGATTAATTTTAGACAATTTAAATTTTTTTACTTTGTTATAGGTTAAACTTCCCCAATCACAAAAAGTACAACGATAAGGACACCCACGGTTAGTTTCTAAAGTTGCATTAAACTTTAAGTCAGGATATTGTTTTAAAATATAGTCAAAAGTCCCATCGAGATATGGAGATGGTAAAACATTTAGTTCTTCAATTCTTGTCTGATTTTTAGTTCTATATACTGTCCCATTATTATTTAGTATAGTTCCTGATACTGTTTTTAAAGATGATAGATTTTCTAAAAGACTTAAAAAAGTTATTTCTCCTTCATTGATTATGTGAATATCAATTTGTGGATACAAGGTAAAAAAATCATTTCGTTGTACAGGCAACTCAGGTCCTCCAAATATTGTAATAACTGAAGGATTAATTTGTTTAACTCTTTTAGCGAGTTCAAGATTATAGTTTTTATTCCATAGATAGGTAGAAAATCCAACAACAGTATCCTTAGCTAAAGCAATAGCTGTTTCTTCAATAGGCTCTCTTCTAAATATCATTTTATTTAGTTTGAAAGGTTGTTTTGCATTGCTTTTTACATAACTCCAAATTGACCCGATAGAATAAGGTAAAAAGAATGTATCTTCTTTTAAACTCATAGGAAAATTTGGTTGAACAAGACTTATACTAACCATTTAAATTTTATAATTTGCCAATCTTCTTAAAATATGCTAATTTATGTTTGTTACTTGTGAACAACGTTACACCGTAGGTGAAAAGCTGGTGAACAAGGCTTGAACCACTATGTCGTAGCGTGGGTCTCGTAGAGACGCAGCCAGGGCAACGGAGTTGCCTAACCGTCACGTCACACTTGTGTCTACACTTCAAGATACTGAAAATCTTGTGTATACCACATAGCAAAGGTATATCTCTCACCCTTAGTTACTTTTGTTACTCCATGTACAAACTTGTCATTTGATGGAAAAACCAATAAGGTATTAGCTTTTGGTTTATAGCTCCATTCAAGTTTTGGAAAATATATTTCTCCACCCTCATATAAATCATTTATATAATAAATTGCAGACCATGTTCTGAAGGATGTTGGGTGATTAGTCTGATCACCATCAGGCCAAGAATTATCTGAATGAACAGTCATCTCTCTGCCAGTTTCCCATCGAGTTAATTCTGTATTATCTGGAAAATGCAGTTCTCCAGTATATTCATGAATTAATTGTTGTCCTAAAAACCTACAAAGATTCATATAAGATTTAAAAGTAAATCTAACTTCATTTTGAGAATCCAAGAGTTTAAAGGGAATTGTTCTCCCTCTAAACTCTTCGATAGTTTGAGCTTTTGTAAAATACTGATTATTGAATAAATGTTTATTTTGATCTAAGAATCTACAAAGATTAGGCCAGTGATATTCATCATCAAAGACTTCTCCTCTGATGATGATATTATTTAAGCATTCAGTTCTTTCTTCACCCGTTATTGGTTTTAATTGATAAGTTTTAGCCTCTGCCAATGATTTTTCCAACATCACCTTCAAAAGTATAACTCCCAACATGGTTCAGCTTTGTATTTGGGTCTAACCAAATCTCTCCACCAAGCTTTTGCCAACGACGACAAAAAGTATAGTCTTCTGATAGATAACGATTATCATCAGGGTCTAACCAAGTATCAAATAAAGCATAACAATACTTGTTAAACTTTGGATCAATGTTTGAGTCATTACGATAGTGAAGTTCTGGATAAGCTTGCATCATTTTTTCAAAAACTTCACGCTTTACTAAAAAGAAACCTGTTGAAGCATCTAACACTTCAACGGCACCGTTTTCAACACGTACTTGTTTCTTTTCAATATCTTGAAATTTAAAATTAATAGCATATTGAACTGGTAAAGCTTTTTTAGGATATGCTGCAGCCATAATAGGTTTGTCATATGCTAATGCTCGAAGAATTGAATCTGCATCAAACTCGATATCAGAGTCAATAAACATGAGATGCGTACAGTCAGATTCCATAAACATTGCTGTAAGAATATTTCTTGCACGAGTAACAAGTGATTCATTACGAAGAGTTGTAACTCTAAAGTTGATTCCATGTCTCATGAGTGTTTGAGAAGCACGAAACATAGATAAAAAGAATTGATCCGTTAGCATTCCACCATAACAAGGAGTTGCAAAAAATATATTATGCTTTCTAAGAGCTTCTAAATCAATTGTTGCTTGATTACCTTCAACGGCTTTGAAAGCACCGAAAGAGCGTTCTTTCGGTGCTTCTTTACCATTAGCAGGTTTCATATCTGCTAAAGATTTTTTCATTAGGCTAAATCATCCACGTCTTCTACAGGCTTGAATTCGTCGGAAACATCTCCCGCGAAATAAGAGGTGTTTTGTAACAACCACTCTTTTTGTTCATCATAAGTTTGACGCTTATAGATTTTTGAAAGATCAAATAGTTCAAGCTCTTTTTCAGCATCTGTAAGAGGTGCGTTATTACGAGCTGGAATGATTGAGTACTTAACGTTTTGTGGTAGAGGTCCTGTCTTTTCTTTTTTAATGGTAATATCGTAACCATTACTTGGATCTGCAGGATTACCGTAGTCTGGATTTGTTGCGTAATCTACAATCTGTGAATAGATTGTGGCTCTTAGATCAAATAGCTTAATTGAACCGTCTGAACGGTCAATTACATTACACACATAAGAGAATTGTGGCTTATCAGAATAGATAGCTTCGTCAATTTCTTTGAAAGGGTCTTGAGCAGAATTATCAAAAGATTCTGTCTCACGTGAGAATTGAAGACACTCAACAGGCATTTTTTTACCTTCTTTTGTTACTACCCAATAGCAGTAACGAGGCATTACATCACCAATTAAACGTACTTTAGTATCACCAACACCAAGTGTTAGTCTTTCAATTTCTCTTCGTTGATTTGAACCAGAGGATTGTTTTCCTTTGGCTTGATCCCATGCGACCATAGTTGTTTCTCCTTTGTTGTTCGTAAGAACTTAAGTGTAGGATTTCCTCGACTCCGAGGACTCAGGTAAAAAATAAATTTTATCGCCTTTTGTTTTGATATAAGGATTCATTAAATCTTTTCTTATATAAGTTTTTGCAATGTAATCTTGCTTTTCACTTATTCGCCTCATTGATAACATTTGCAAATATTCTGTTTTCTTTAAAATATTAACATTATGAGTTAAAAACCAAGGGTTTCTAAAGTAACTCATAGGTTCTTGTGTTTTATAATGACACTCTAAACCTTTTTCAGTTTGTTCTAAAATACCAGCTGTAAATAGATGAATTGGTATGTGATTTATTTTAAGTGCGGTCATTAATCCTTTAGTTGTTCTTGGATTATACAATTTTGTTTGTGCAAAGGTCAAGATAAGAATGGCCGCTTGATCCTTTCTTGCCTTTGACTCGATTTCGTACCAATTAAAGTATGTAATATCCACGTTGTTTATACCATTCAAGACGTTTAGTTTGCTGGCGGGCTACAATACCCCCTGATAACCAAAAATCAACAATCATAGGAACTTGTTTATCAGGGTGCTCCCGTATGATACGACCAACTCGTTGTTCAAGCTTAATAGGATTGTTAGAAGGGCAAGTAAGATACAATGTATCCAGCCGATGACAACTAATACCTTCATCAAAGAGCTTAGTCGATAACACAGCTTTATATTTTCCTCCAACATTATCCAAAACATCTTTTCTTGTTGATTCATCTGATTCTCCTATCAGGCATACACTATCAGGTATTAACTCTTGTAAATCTTTTAACATTTGAACTCGTTCTCCTAATATAAGTGGACAACGACCAGTGACTATCTGACTTTTGGCAAAATTAGCGATAGCTTTCAAGTAATCTTTGTTAGCGCAAAGTTTGTTCAACTGGCGCGACCAATCTCTTTTCGGATCAATTACTGGAAACCTAAAATCAGTACGTTTAATTTGAACTACTGGATCTTGTAACTGTCTTGGGTCACGAGCCTCTACCATAAAAGGTGAAAAATAATCTGCAAGATACACATGTTTTCCGTCTTTACGTTTCGGGGTGGCTGAAATGCCAATTTTTATCTTTGCGTTTAGTGCGTTTAAAGCTGTTGAAAACATTTCAGCAGGACAAAGATGAGCTTCGTCTACAAGTATTGTTGAGAAAGAATCTTCAAGCTCATCTCGGCGATTATAAATAGATTTATAGATTCCTACAGTTATATCTTGAACATCAAATAATCCATCTCCGATTTTTCCTATTTTAGCTGATGGAAGTTGTCGTTCAAGTTCTTCAATCCATTGTCTAAATAGTAGCTTTGTATGAACCATAACAAGAGTTTTAGTATTGTTTTTAGATATGATCTCACAACCAGTAAAGGTTTTACCCCACCCACAAGGAGCTTGTAAAATACCAGAACGGGCACGTCCTCGTGAAAAAAACTTATCTACAACTTCTTGCTGTTCCCACCGTAAGGTCCCAATAAAATCATGTGATTCATCCATTTGAATAAAATTTCTGTCATCTTCTATCTCATCCCATTCAAGTTTGTGATAAGAGTTTGAAGGAACAATATAATGCTCTTCATCTTCTTCTATTGTAGATAACCACTCATCACCATTATCATAAGTATAAAGAGATAATAGCTGATCTTCATCAAAAACATCTTCTTTTTTGATGTATATTTTTTCAGCTAAATATATCTTTTTAACATGTGCTTTATTCATACTATTATTTTATCATTTCCACCAGCAGGTACTTTTACAACTACTACCTTATAATCCGTAATACCTATAATATCATTTATATCACCTTTTTCAAAAATGATAATATCACCTTTTCTACATTCTCTATTACCAGCCATTACAATTCCTTCAGTAATTAATACTATTTCTCTACATTTGGTATGATAATGAGGTTCACAACTTAATCTCTCTACCTCATCATAACAAACTTCAAATTTGTCTGTTTGAATAAGTGCTTCAGGATAATCTCCTATAAACCAACCTCTTGAACCTACATCACTTAGTTTTAAAAATTTCATATAGTTAAACTCTTAATATTTTTTAACTCATTAGTTATTTCAAAAGGATACCACTCTTTATTAATAAAAACTAATGTCATAAATAATTCATCTGATTTCTCAAAATCAAGTGTTTCATTAGTGGGCATCGTAAAAGGGTAAGTTATACCTTTTACAAATATATGCGGGCCTCTTGTCTTAATTATTTGTTTACTCGTAGCTTTTACAGATTCTTGCTGAGTAAGGTCATATGGTTTTGCATTTGCGTCCATACCCCACCTTACTTTACTTATAATAAGTTGTTGAAGGTTAGCACAAGTAGTATCAAACTTTAATCTCTGATTCATTTGAGCTAAACGAGCAAAATAGTCACCTTGTAGACTTTTATCATCTACAGTCTCTCGGTGACTATCTTTGCGTCTTATTACATATATCTTTGATAAATCATAAGAGATTGCGTAAGGTTTTTCTATCAACCCAAAGAACGGATATGTAATACCCTCAAATTTCGTCAAGCTCACCCCAGCTCGGACCTACTTCAAAATCTACCTTAATAGGACAACCTGGAATTGTTAGTCCACGATCTGTTTGAATACAACGACGAGCATTTTCAATGT